TTGATGACGATATTATTTGGCCAAACTGGCGTTTAAAAGTTGAAAAGTATACGCCTTTTATACATTATGATAAAGTGAAATTTAAAAACATTCTCAAAGAAGTGGTTAGTGAACATGCCTAAAATTCATAAAATTTACCTAGACATGGATGGTGTTATCTGTGACTTCAACAAGAAGTTTACAGAAATGTTTGGTATGTCACCAAAAACATCCGATGCTAGAAAATCATTCGAAGAAAATTTTAAACAAGCGATTGACAATAAAATTTTCGAAGATTTGGATCCTATGCATGACGCTTTCGACCTGATTCGTTATCTGAATAGCACAGGCATTCCTGTTGAGATTCTTTCATCAACTGCACGTGATTATGTGCATGATAAGGTTTCTTTCCAGAAAGGTAAGTGGCTAGACAATCAACGAATCTTTTACCCACGGAACTTTGTTCCAGGTAAACAGCATAAACCAAAATATGCTGATGAACATTCTGTCCTTATTGATGATACTTATTCAATCATTGAGGCTTGGAATAAAAAAGGTGGTATTGGTATACATCACACGGATGCCTTGACAACCATCTCAATTTTGAATACACTGGTCAATCCATAGCATAAATAAACCATATATTATGTACAGTGTGGACAAGAAAAAATACTCCGTTTAATACTCCGTTTATAAAGGAAATAAAATGACTTCATTCGCAAATCTCAAACGCCAATCTGGCAATCTCGACAAACTTTCTAAAGCAATTGAACAGCTCAATGCATCGTCAGAAGGTTCAGACAACAAAGACAACTATTGGAAACCTGAAGTAGACAAAGCAGGTAATGGCATGGCCACTATCCGTTTTCTACCCGCACCTGCTGTTGACGGTGATGATGGTCTACCATGGACTAAAGTTTTTGGTCACGGCTTCCAAGGTCCTGGCGGTTGGTTGATTGACAAGTGCCTTACCACCAAGGGTGATAAGTGTCCTGTCTGTGAACACAACAACAAACTTTGGAACTCAGGCATCGAAGCAAACAAAGAAGTGGTTCGCAAACAAAAGCGTAAACTAGACTACTACGCAAACATTTACATCGTTTCGGATCCTAAGCATCCAGAGAACGAAGGTAAAGTTAAGTTGTTCCGTTTCGGTAAGAAAATCTTTGATAAGATTACTGAAGCAATGAACCCACAATTTGAAGATGAAACACCTATCAACCCATTTGACATGTGGTCTGGTGCTAACTTCAAGTTGAAGATTCGTAAAGTTGATGGCTTCCAAAACTATGACAAGTCTGAATTTGAATCTCCATCCGTATTGGGTGGTTTTGATGATGACAAACTGGAACAAATCTGGAAGACTGAACACTCTTTGAAAGAGTTGACTTCCGATAAAGAATTCAAAACATATGATGATTTGAAGGCTCGACTAGAAAAGGTTCTTGGTCTGAATGGTGAAACACCAATGCCTAAGACTACAGTTGAAACCATTAAAGAACAGGCACGTAAAGCGCCTGCTCCTAAGGTTGAAGCAGATGATCCTCCGTTCGAAACGGAAGATGATGATTTGGCTTACTTCTCTAAGTTGGCTGAAGACTAAAAACAACCCTGTCCGGGATGTTTTAAACCCCGCCTTGTGCGGGGTTTTTTGTTTATACTGGTCTCAAGTTTGTTTTCGTTACCCACATCAAACTAGGATCAGTTTGTCTCACATTGAAATCACCACCGTAAGAAACATAATCGGGAGGATTTGAACTTGTATTCATTGTTTTGTTTGCCTGGAAAACTACAGGTTTCATAGGCATATTTGAATCCAATTTACTATCTTCATACTGTTTAATTGAGTTTTGCAATCGAACAGCATTCAAATTTGGTTCTGCTGGCACAGGTGTTGCTGCTGGTGTTGTCAGACGTTGCGGATTTGGTACTGCACCAACCACAGTGCTGGGTAGGCCTGATGATCCGCCGTTAGTAGGGCGTGGCCCAGGTGCTGCTGGTGTTGTTACAGGTGCAGGCGGAGTTGTTTCGAAAGGAACAAACGTGGATGAACGACCATTGCGTTTCATGTAACCTAGTTGACCTTTCTGATTGACTACAGCAGGTTCACCTTTTGGTCCTGTTTGTGCCGGTGCAGCAGGTGCACCATTTGTTCCTGGCACCGCAGCGGCCGCAGGTGCAACAGGAGGATTCATTCCAGATTGAGAACCTCTACCTCCTTTTGATGACCATAGTGATGACCAGAATGATTCTTTCTTAGAATCTTCTTCTTCTTTAGATAAGTCACGTGCTATCAAAGCACCATCAATCGCAAGACTTGCAGCAGTACCTAAACCAGGAACTGTTGATAGAAGACCACTCGCAAACTCACCACTAGCACCTAGATAATCACCTTCTAATGCACGTTGAATTGCAAAACCTGTACCTAAAATTGCACCTAGAATAGGTATCTTTTTACCAACAACTTTTTCAGCGGCTTCACCTGCTTTAGCAATACCTTTCATGGATTCTTTTGTGGCTTCTGCCGCAACTTTTCCAGATTCTTTGACAGCACCTTCAGATGCCATTCTTGTGCCACGTTCTCTTATTTTATCTTCTGCTGTTTTTAAGAATCCTGGTTTTTCTGCAACAGTAGAAATTTTGCTTGCTGTCGATGCACCCTTAACAGTTTCGCCTGCTGATTTTGCACTTGGTGTTAAAAAGTTGGTAATAGATTTGAACGGCGCAGTAACTAAATTTTTAGCAACATTTAATGGTGAACCCTTAAAAGGGCGAACAATGCGTAGAGCATTTTTAACAACAAATCTTCCAATTTTTGTGCGAATCAATGCTTTACCTAGACTCGTTTTCAGTAATTTAGACAATAAAAATCTTCCTGCTTTTCCTGCTAAGAAGGCTTTCAATATACCACCTAAGACTCCAGAACTTGAGCCAGATTCGCCATCGGCGCCTGAACCAGCACCACCTCGGCCAACTGAACCGGCACCAGCACCTTTTAACATTCCTGATAATGTTTTATTGAACTTATCTTTCTTGGCTTCTCTTTCTTTTTCTCTAGCGTGTTCAACTTCTTGTTTTAAAATATCTTCTTCGTGATATTTTTTCATCAAATTCAACATACGTGCTAATAGTGTGGCTGTGCCATCACCTTTTCTAAATCTACGTTGTTGATTTTCTGATATGGTAGAATATGAAGATGTGTCTAAACTTCCTATTTTTTTGCTAGTGTTCACAGGTGCATCATTAAGTTTTGAAGCCATCTGTTTTTTTCTACGGCCAATGCCGGTAAAATACTGTACATCTTCTTCTGAACGACCTAAAGCTTTACCTAATGCCCATGAGGCAAAAGGACCAGCCATTCTATTCGCAATACTTAACGGATCCAATCTTTCTTTAATTGACATTGCTTTCGCTTTTGCCAATTCACTAAGGCCTTCTTTCAGAGAACCACCAACACCTTTATCTACATCATAATTCTCCGCAAACATCTCCATCAAAGAACGGTTTCTTATTCTACGTGCTTCTCTATAACCTGGCGCACGACTATTAGGATCTTGTTCCTCATCATCCTCAGACATTTCTTCAATAGGTTCTTGACTCTGTGGACTTCCTAAAATTTTTCTTTCTTTGGCGTTTGCCGAACGACCATATCCATCAGGCTTGTTCTTTCTGCCTTTGAGTATTTTGTACCAACCGCCTTGGCCTTGGTATGAATTTGGGTCCCAAACGAACTCTAAATTGCCAACTTTCTTTTTAATTATTTCCATTTATGCTCCAACAAAAGGATATGCATCATTCGTATACACTGCAAGTAAAGGTAAATCGGATTCTGGATAATTTTGATATATAGAAACATTTTTTTGTGTTCTGTTGTTAACAAGAACATTATTGTTACTCACAACAACTGGCATATTAACAGAACTGACTTCCTTCATATCTTTGTTTTCTCTTGATTTATTGTCTAGTGTAGCACCTGTATTTACATCAATCTCTAACGAATAATTTTTACGTATCTGTAATCTTTTTAATAGTGCTCCTCGGACTCTTTCTCTCTGATTTTTGTGTGTATCCAAGTAAGTTGCGAAAGCACTATCAATATTTGCTGAGTCATATTCAGTTATTTTAGATATGAATTCTTGTGGTGTTTTAGCAGAAGAAGCGAATCTAAATGCGTTTACTTCATCATGGCGGCCGTATTGGTTTCTTCTGTCGGACATATAAACAAGAACTCTAGGATCACTAGCAATTTCTTGTGGCAAAACCTTAACCAAATCAGTTGCGAGTGGTGCAATGATATGATTTTTGTGCCAAGTTAATTGTGCTTCATACATGGCTTCAGGATTAGCTGCAGCTGCCGCTTGCCATTCATCATCAAATTGTTTAGAAGCTGGTTTAGATTTTAAATTGAATTGCGGATTTTCTCTAACAAAAGACTGTATACTTCCACTTGTGTTCATACCAAATATACCAT